ATTGATAAAATCAGCCTCACGCTCTCCAGCCTCGTTCTTAAACGGACGATTTACAGCAAGAGTAAACGTAGCAACCGCAATATTAGATTGCGTGTATCTTAGTTCAGCATCTCTTGTAAGTCGCCCTACTAAAACAACGTTATTTATCATTGATTGTACCTCTCTTAGTTTTTAAGTCGGTTGATGCAATCAAAACAAGAAGCATCCACCATCCAGAATTAAAATGAATAGTAAGGTATAAGGAGGTAGCAAGTACCGATAGATTATAGATTAGCCATACTAAAACTGTCATGCTGAAACCTCCTCGACACCTTCAACCACTATCTTCTCTCTTTCTTTATGCCAATCAACAGGTCTGCTTATGCAAAACTCCTCAAGAATTTTAGCCGCAAAATCAATAGCTGCCTCATACTCGTTTGAGCTACTAACCTCAATACCAACATTGACGCCCCTATATTTTCCACTGACATAAAAACATCTCATAGGTCTGACTCCTTAACAAACACACCATCTACCATCTTTCCTTGACGGTCTTTGATTTCATTCCATGCCAATTCAAGGCACTCTGTCAAAGTCAAATCAAATTTCTTAGCAACAAACACTAGATAAATAGCAATGTTACGGCTACTTAACTGAATTTGAGTGCGTGCGTTAATGCGATTTGTATTAGTTGAAACATCAACCAAACCACGCGCAATCAACCCAATTTCATTAGCAATGTGCAAGTACAGTAGCTCTACTGACCACTGATCTACATAATGAAAATTATGCTGTCCGTTCTCATCTGGGTTGAGAGACAAATGGATTTTAGAAAAGTTCATCTGTTGAGCTAGGATAGTCAAGACAACCATCATATCTCCAACGCTATCAGCTATCTTTTCCTTATCCTTTCGTACTGTAGCACCATTGAGCTCCCCCCACTCTTCATTTAGTTTGAGCATTTGAGATAATGGGCTTGCTTTGTCAAGCTCCTTAGCTGTTGACCAACCTTTTACATTTTCAATCAATTCATTAAATTTCATTGAGCATACCTCCTGTTGCAATATTCACGTTCTAAGCTGTCTAGCCCCGCTTTTAAATACTCGATAGAGTAAATAGCAAGGCTTTTCTTTTCAATTTGTGAGAGAGGCCTATTAGCCTCCTCAAATTCTAAAATAAGTTGATACTTTCTAAATTCCACCTAACCCTCCAAAGTTTCAAAACTGATAAAGTTATCCTCAAGCCATTCTTTCAACTGATCAAGCTGAGATTTTCCACCATGCAAAGTCAAACGCAAATCAATTGTTAAAGGCTCGCTAGGCTCAAATTTTGGCACCTCTCGCGCATTGTTTTGTGGTTCTGGTGTAATTGTACCCTGTTCCAAAATTTCGCCTGTTTCAGCATCGTAAGCCTTGATATTCGCATTAGCATTTTTCTTTGCCAATTGAGCAATTTCTTCAAGTCGTTCAGCTTCTGCTTTTCCTTGAGCCTCTTTCTGCTCTTTGCGTGCAATCTCAGCATCACGATCTGATTTCATCATCTTGAGAATATCAACAAGGCTCTTACCATCTTCAAGATGTCTGATATAGCTATCAGCTGGCAAATCGTACTCTTGAGCTTGCTCTTGGATAGCTTGCTCGTTGGCCTTATATTCTTCCAGAGCATCAAATTCTGAAAGTACTAAGCCATCCATTTCATCAAGTGTTGTCTTTTTCAGCTCATACTTGCCTGTTTTAAAATATTTCTTGAGGCTGTACTCATCGTATTTGTCAGCGAATGTGGATTTTTCAATCCCTGCTACCATACACTTATCCTCAAAGGTAGCACGCACGACATCCACGCGCATCAATCGTTCATGTTCATCAATCGCATTAAGTCCTGCTGTGATGTTTGAGATAACATTATCCAATGGCTCAACTGTTTTCTTGTACCACTTCTCAAACTCCTTGTAAGGATTATTAATGTTGTTTTTGATTTCCTTACGCCGAGTTTCCAACGCCTCTTTTAATTTATTAAGGCGTGTACGCTCATCATAATCAACCTTGTAAGTGGATGCTGTCACCTCATAATTTGTGTACTGTGCAACGATTGCTGCAAGTTGTTTCTCCACGCTATCATAATCAACATTGATTACTGCAGGTTGGAAATCTACCTTAATTTCTGTCAAGCTATTAGTTACATCTTTTACCATGTCTTTGTTCTCCTAGTCTGTGAAAATTTTGATTTTACTACCTGATGATGAATGTCCAAAACATAAATTGCCATTATCACAAATTAAGGCAAGTTCTGTTTTTGATAAATTAGGGGTATTCTTGTAAATCTCATACAGTGAATTCCCGTAACTACCACCAACTCGACCATATACAACATCAACGGTTTCTTGATCTTGTTCATTCAATTTGTCGTAATTCCATTTGTCCTTGATGATATATTTCTCTTTCAACTCTTTTAGAGCTGAAAGATTAGATTTCTGTTTTTGGCTTTCGTTTTCTGTGAAAGCCCATGGTGAATAAATTTTATTTTCTGTCATGTCTTACACTCCTTGTTTTTCGTATGCTTTTTGAATTTGTTTAGTGAGATATTCCATCACTATGTTATAGCCATCAACTGGCACTTTGTGGAAATCGTCTATTTGGTACTTGCTCAATACAAAATTTGCAACTGTATCAAATGGCGCTCCCTTAATCGTCGCAAACTCTTCAACGTTCTTGATGATTTCTTGATACTGAATGTTGTCAATGTACCTTACTTGTTGTTCTTGGGCTTGCTGGTTATTTGGTTTCTGTTGCTGATTATTCTGCCCTTGTTCTTGGCTTTCTTCTACTGGATACTCATCAATATCTTTTTCACCAATCGCAAACAACCCCTGCAAAGCATATTTTCGAGCGTATGAGCTGACTGCACCTGTCCATTGCGGATCTTGCATTTGTTTAATCTGTCCTTTTTGTGTATTAAATACTGGAACTGGACTCATTTCAGCGTATGCTGTTGATTGGTACCTCTCGTCTCTCTCATCATTAAAAGCTACGGCTGTTGCTTTTACAAAGATTTTCCCAACAAGCTCAATGAGTTCATCAGTTACGATTACAGACCAATCGCTTTTTAGCTCTTTGAAAGTTGTATAGATGTCCTCGGCATTTCTAAATGCATACTTTACATCTTTTGATTTCTTTTTTTCTAGTTGCATTTTTTGTTGCAACTCTGGGAAAGTTAAATCTGCCATATCATCTATCCTCCAAGTCTACTAAAAGGTACATCCAATGAATAGTTAGTAAAGTTTTCGTTTACAATATTCTTGATGATTTCACCTTTTGAAATTTCAATTTCCTGTGTAAACTCCATACCCATTTCAAAAGTGAAAATTTTAATATCAACATCAAACTTACTAGAAATTTCTGTGTAATTGTCAGCTGATGCTGCCCATGCTTGTTTGAAATCTTCAAGTTCGATAATCACAAAATCATCATCCAAGCAAATTTCAATATCTTTACCAGAAATAAACGCACGCCTTGTACCGTTTATATAAAAATAATCATACTCATTTTTAAATCTTAGTAGAGTACCATCGTATTCATCTTCAAGCGTTGCGCCTTTATTTCCTAATAGCATTTCTTTTAAAGCTGATGCAACGTTTTCGCGTCTGCCTCTTAATTTAAGAGTCCCCTCTGCCCAATTTGGCATATTTCTTTCCTCCTGTAAAAGCTCTGTAATTCCCTTATTATCTATAAGGATGAGTTTGTTATTTGTTAGTAGTTGTTATTCTGCTATCGTGTCATCTTGACGGTTTTAGCGATTTCTTTCTTCCATGACTGACTGCCTCGATATTGCAGATAAGCATCAAAACCTTTGATTGTTACCAACTGACCATCGTTTCTGAGGTGTTTTTGTTGACTAGGCAATTTTTTCATCTCTCGCCTCATATCACCAGCTTGCCGTTTTGAACATCCAAAGATGTGCTCTAGTTCTTCATCGTTGGCTGAAATCTTCTCGATGATCACATCTTTAATTCTCACGATTTGAACTGCTTCCATATTTGCTCCTTTCGTGGTATAATTTACTTAGTGTTTTTAGTAAGCCCCTGACCCTATCAGTGGGCTTTTTTGCTGCCCTTGGTTTTTTAATACAATCATGCTATAATCAAGAAAAATCTAGTAGAGGTACACTATGAAAACGATACTGCGCAAGATATCAAATACTTTGTTTAGTCTCCTATTAATTTCTGCTGGTATAGGTTTAGAGTTACTGTTACTCTCGATTACCAAATATCAACTAGATCTTTCTGACATTACACAAAATTTTCAACAATCCTTGCTCGCAATTCTGGTTGCTTTCATACTCTCCGCTTCTATCTTAGTTATTCTGATTGAAATACCGAACATTGGTAAAAAAATCAATAAATTCTTCAACGAAGCCTTTTATATGCTCTTCTCGATAATTTTCACTGCAAATCTCCTAGTTATGCTAGGCTCAGAAAACTTCGGATTACTTGCCACGCTTTTCTCTTTTCCATTCTTCGTAACATTTCCAAATCTCCTTAAAAAATTCACGGAAACGAAGAACATCAAAATACCAGTAAAGCGATGCCCAAAATATAAATATCGACACAAACAAGATAAACGCAGATATAAACGCCTCTAGTGCTCTTAACACCATTCACTCTCCTTTCTTTATTGAAATGAGTTGAATATGTCAACTTACATGTTCAACCATTTTCTAATCAAGTAAGTGCTGTCAACATTGTTGATGATTTCAGGAGCAGCAGATAACTCTACTATCTTGGCCCAGTAGCTATCTAGCACTTTCTTATCAACATAGACCGCTTGCTCACATAAGCCGATATACTCATTAATGACTATCGCCCTACGGACAAGCAGGGCTTTTTCTGTCTCAGCTTCAATGCGTCCTGCAAGCTCCCCAGAAATTTCTAAATATTTACCAACTAGTGACGTTTTTAGGCATTGTATAGCTTTTTTTAATTCCTGCTCAGATTCTTCTTTCTCGTTTTGAGTTTTGACAATAAATTCTGAGTAAGCATCTTCCCAAGCCTTGACTATTTCCGTAGTTGAGGCTTTTGTTTTACCACTGAATGGGTATCTTTTAGGTCTCATTCTTCCCCCTTTCCCATTTTTGCAAAGTCCTAAATTTGAAATTTCTCTCTTTTATTTATTAAGAGAAGTAGGACTTGTTGTTAGTTAATATTTATTGTTATTTAATACTTGTTGTTAGTTAATATTTGTTAGTGTAAAAAAATTTACATGTATTATTTTTACATGTA